ACCACGAGGCCGGCGCTGTCCGCATCAACCGGCCCATCAGCCCTCTAACCAGACAAGAAACAGTTGGGACCATCGACATGAAGGACAAGATCGTACCGGTCAAAAACCTCCAGCGGCTCGCCGAGCATGGCGAGATGCTGCGCACCCGCAACCCGCGAACGCCGGGCATCGGCGTCGTCTCCGGCGAGACCGGCTTCGGCAAGTCGACCGGCCTCACCTGGTACGGCGTTCGCAAGGTGCGCGCGATCTACGTGCGCGCCATGGAGCTGTGGACGCCGAGCGCGATGCTCGAGGCGATCGGCGACGAGCTCGGCATCACGATCGGCCGCAATCTCGCCAAGGCGGCGCAGCAGGTGGTCGGCGCGCTGGTCCAGCAGAACCGCATGCTGATCGTCGACGAGGCCGACTACGTCGTCGAGAAGCGGCGGCTGATCAACACGCTGCGCGACATCCACGACCTCGCCGGCACGCCGCTGATCCTGGTCGGGATGAAGGAGTTCCAGAAGAAGCTGCGGACGGCGCTCGAGCAACGCCAGTTCGCCAACCGTGTCGCCTTCCAGCTCGAGTTCCTGCCGACCGACTTCGACGACACGCGACTCACCGCCGCCGAGCTGCTGGAGATCGACATCGACGACGAGCTGCTGCGGCGGGTGCACGACGCCAGCGACGGCAACATGCGCGATATCGTGGTCGGCCTGCAGCGCATCGAGACGCACTTCCGCGCCAAGGGCGCGAAGAAGGCCACCGCAAAGGAATGGGGCAACCGCCCGCTCAACCTGCGCGACAGCGGCAACGGCCCGGCGCCGCGCCCGACGGCGCCCGAGACGCGCCCGACCGCCTGATCGCGCAGCCATGACCCTGAGCACTGTCCGCCGCCACGGCTCGACGGCGACCAAGCCGCCGAAGCGGCTGGCGCGCACGCCCGAGAGCCGCGACTTCCTGTGGCAGGCGCTGCGCCAGCTGCGCACCGCCACCGCGCGCGAGCTCGCCGCTGTCACCGAACGGCCGAAGAACTCCGTCCAGGTCGACCTGCGCTACCTGGTGCGCACCGGCTACGTGCGGGTGCAGGGCGCGGATCGCAACGCGACCTACACCCTGATCCGCGACACCGGCGTCCAACCGCCGCTGTTCGTCGGCCGCCGCAACGAGATCCTGTGCGCGGTCGACCGCAACACGCACGAGCACTTCGGTCTCGACGGCAATCCGCCGCCGGCGCCGGAGCAGCTGCCGCCGCTGCGCCGCTGGCTGCCCAAGGGCAAGCCGCCCAAGCGCAGCAAGCGCCGCAGCGGGCCGCCGCGCCGGACGTGCGCGCCGCACATGGTCGGGATCGGAAGGCGCCGCGCGGCGAAGCGTGACGAATGACGACGCGCACCACTGCCATCGAGAAGTGGGGCGATCCCGCGCCCGACTGGATCGTCGTGCTGGCCGACGAGGTCGACCGCACCAGCCTGCGCGACGTCGCGGGGCGCCTCAGCCTCGGCAAGAGCACGATCAACGAGGTGCTGCGCCGCAAGTACAAGGGCCGCATCGCCAACATCGAGGCCGCCGTGCGCGGCGCCTTCATGGGCGACACGGTCGAATGCCCGGTGCTCGACGAGATCGCCGTCGACCTCTGCCTGGTCAACCAGCGCCTGCCGTTCTCGACCGCCAACCCTGTCCGCGTCGCGCTGCACCGCGCCTGCCCGACGTGCCGTTTCAACCGCACCAACAGGGCGCCGTCCGCGGCGCCTTCAACCGCTCCGAAGCCCGAGGAGAAATAGCCTTGAGTCATCATCAGCCATTGTCATCGCAGATCGCCGAGGCGATCGCCGCCCTGAAAGCCAACGCCAGCCCGACGCCCGACCAGGCCGCCGAGTTCCGCGCCGTCCATCTCGAGATCCTCGGCCAGCTCGAGGACTTCGCCCGCGACTTCGAGCAGGCGCGGGCGCGCAACGAGCGCTGCATCCCGCTGTGGGGCGGCGCCGGCGCGGCCGCGCGGCTCTATCGCTGGCTCGAGGTCGGCCGCCGGCGGCCGACCGCCGGCCTCGGCGAGACCGTCGTCCGTGTCGCGGGAGCCCGCTCATGAGCCGCTGGATCATCGCCGTCGCCTCGGCGCTGCTTGGCGCCCACGTCCTGCGCCGCGCCCGCAAGCGCACTGCGCGCCTCACCTTCACCGCCGACCGGAGGAACTGATGCTCGCTTCTTCCGACCAGGTCGACCAGGACCCGCGCCCGACCGCCGCGTTGCGCCGCGCCCGGCGCAGCGACGCGGACCGCCGCCGCGAGACGGCGCTCCGCGCCTGCCGCATCATGATGGCCACCGGCAACCTCCGTCCGGCGATCGGCGACTTCGCCAAGTTCGGCGTGAGCCGCAAGATCGTCGCCGGCAACTTCCGCACGATCGGCGAACTGCACCTGGCGGCGCTCGATGAGGATACGCGCGTCGCGATTCTGCGCTGGCTGATGCCGAACGGGCCGTGGCCTTCGGCCGACGACTGCCGCCGCGTGGTCGACGTCGCCGTGTTCGGAAGGGTGATGCCATGATCACCCTCCATCCGACCGAGCTCGTGAAGGCGGTCATGCCGGGGAGGTTGCCGGAATGACGACCTTCCCCAAGGGCGCCGTGCTCATCCTCACGGCGTTTCGTCCCGGCATCGGCGCCGGTGGCTTCGTGAGCTTCGTGACGGTGCGGCCGACCGATGCCCGCGACGCTGCCCTGAACTTCATCGCCCGCCGCGAGGACATCAGCCGGGTCTTCCCGGAGCTGATCCTGCCCGGCGCCGCGATCGGCTTCGTGCTGCACATCATCCCCGGCGACGGGACGGTCTACTGCTCGACCGCGCACCTGAAGGTCGAGCGCGCCATACTGCGCGAAGCCTTCGATGCCGCCCTGCCGGGCATCATCCCGATCGTGGTCGACGAGGCGTTCGCGAACTACCCGACCGCGCCGGTCGGCACGCCACCTCCGCCGGCCGCGCCGACGCCGGCCGAGGTGAACTGATGATCACCGCGCTCGCCAGCGTGCCGGCCGGCACGATCGTGCGGCTCTCGATCCGCCTGCCCGGCCAATCCGCCCACCAGGGCGACAGCTTCATCTGGACGGCCCCGCGGCGGATGTCGGTCGAGGAAGCGCGCCGCGAGCTCGCCGCCGATCTGCTCAAGAGCTTCATGGAGACCTTCCTGCCGGTGGACTAGTCGCCGTCATCGGTGACTGACCGCCGGATTCGTTCCCCCTCTCAACCAACGAGGCCAACATGCCCGAACAGCAGAAGCCTTTCATCACCCAGAGCGGCAAGCTCTCGACCATGAGCACGGTGCCCGCGGCCGAGCTGCTCGCGCCGATCGCGCTCGCCGGCCAGATCGCCGAGCTGCGGCGCGAGCAGGAGATGCGCGGCCGGCTCTATCCCGCCTGGCTCGAGAACAAGCGGCTCGACCAGGACAAGGCGTTCGACCAGCTGACCCAGCTCGAGCGCGCGATCCAGACGCTGGCGATGGTGCAGGAGCCACGGACCAACACGGTCCTGACGGCGTTGCGCCAGATCGATCCGACGATGCAGGCGCTGGTGTCCGACATCGTCGTCGCGCTCGCCGTGCCGGGGCTCGGCCGCCAGCGGTTCGCGAACGAGCTTCGCCAGCTCGTCAATGGTGGTTCGTGAGCGACCGGGTCTGTCCCGTCCCCGGCTGCGGCGCGCCGGCCAAGAACGGACACCTGATGTGCCGCTCGTGCTGGTTCAAGGTGCCGAAGTACCTCCGGATCGCGGTCAACCGCACCTGGAAGAACTTCCGCGCCGGCGGCTTCGGCCTGCAGGGCAAGCGCGCCGACTACGAGCGCGCCTGCGAGGGCGCGATCGCCGCCGTGGTGCAACGGCGATGAACCCGCTGCTCGCCTCCCTACTCGACGTCGACAACGCCGCGCGCTTGCTGATGCAGCGCGCCGGCACGTCGCGCCAGAAGGAGCACCTGCGCGATGCACTGCACGATCTCCGCGAGCAGGTGCTCGACGTCGTCGCCGCGCGCGCCGCCGAGGCCGGCGAGCTCGACGTCGAGACCTTCAAGGCGATCGTGCGCCACGCCGCCGACCGGGGCCGCTGGCAGGACTTCTCGATCGCCTTCAACCAGGTCGGGCGCGAGGTGGCGACATGATGGACCGCCGCCGTGCGATCGCGGCGATCCACGTCGGCAAGAAGGACGCCGGCCTGGACGACGACAGCTATCGCGACCTGATGCATCGCGAGACCGGCAAGCGCTCGGCGGCCGAGCTCGACGATGCCGGCTTGCGCGCCATGCTGCGCGTGCTCGGCGGGCTGAAGCCGAAGGACGCCGCGCCGAAGCCCCATGCCATCCGCAAGGACAGCCGGCCGATCGCGCGCAAGGTCGTGGCGCTGTGGCTGATGCTCTGGAATCTCGACGAGGTCGCGAGCCGCCACGACCGCGCGATCGACGCCTTCGTCCAGCGCGTCACCGGCAAGCCGGCGCTGAAGTTCACCACCAACGGCGAGGCCAGCAAGGTGGTCGAGGCGCTGAAGGCCTGGTGCGCTCGTTGCGGCGTCGATCTCGACCGTGGGCAGCACCCCGAATTGCCGCTGACGCTCCTGGTGGCCGAGCAGATACGGCGCTTGGGCGAGCATGATGCCCAAGGCCTTCGCGAGTTCATGCCGCGCATCCGGTCTGTCGGCGCGCTGGCACCTCAGGAAATGCAGGAGCTCGCCAACGAGCTCGGCACCGTCATGCGCAAGCATCGCCTCGGCGAGCGTCATCGTCGCCCCTCCAACGAAGGAAAAGACAATGGAAACCGCACAGGAACCGGCACCGCCGGCTGAACCGGCCGAGGTGCTGCCGGAGAGCTACGCGATCATCGAAGTGTTCGGCCACCGCCGCCTGATCGGCCGCGTGTTCGAGGTCGAGCGCTACGGCACGAAGATGCTGCGCATCGACATCCCGAAGGATGGCGACCTCGCGCTCGGCTACACGACTCAGTTCTACGGCGGCGGCTCGGTGTTCTCGGAGACGCCGTGCGACCTCGACACCGTGAAGCGCCACTACGCCCGGCTGCGGCGGCTGGCGCCGGCGCTCGCCTACCGCGATCCGTACGATGATGACGACGGGCATGACGAGGGAGACGACCAATGAGCGACACCGTGTCGAAGAAGACCAAAGCCGGCCCGATCTCTGCCGAGCGCCTCAAGTCGTTCGTCGAGCGGATCGAGAAGCTGGAGGAAGAGCGCCACGCGATCGGCTCCGACATCAAGGATGTCTACAGCGAGGCGAAGGGCGTCGGCTACGACGTCAAGACGATGCGGAAGATCGTGTCGCTCCGGAAGATGGACGCAGCCGACCGCGACGAGGGCGATGCGCTGCTCGACACCTACAAGCACGCGCTGGGGATGGTGTGATCAAGCCCCCGCGAGATCCGCGCATCGGCGAACTCGTGGGCATCGCCCGCGAGCTCGCCAAGGTCGCCGGGTTCGAAGCGGCCGAGACGCTGATGTTCCACTTCGGCGGCCAGCGGCTCAACGTGCCGCAAAAGATGCGGCCGAGCTCGCCTTTCTGGAAGGTGCTGGGCGGCGACGTCGCGAAGAAGCTGGCGGCGATCGCCAACAAGGGGGGCGCCCAGGGCAGCGGGGCGGACGTCGACATACCCCGTGGTAGCCGGCTGATGATAGCGCGCAAGCGCGCGGCGATCGCCGCATTCGGCGGTAGCAAGAACGAGGCGGCTGCCCGATTCGGGATACATCGCCGCACTGTCCAGCGCCACCGCCGCGGTTCGATCGATGCCGGGCCTTTGTTTGAGGGACTTGCGGACCGTAGCTCGACCAACTCCTAAAGGTTTTGCATGAGCGCTGAAGCCGATTTACGCACTCCCAATAGTTGTGGCATCGTACTCCGGATCGCGTGTTGCCTCGGCGACACCGATTGGGGGAATGGAATGGCAGACACCAAAGAAAGGACGATCAGCTATCGTCGTGCAGACTGGCTGATCGATAATCCTGATAGCATTTCGCTGTCGTCGATGCTCAAGCAGGCCGCGGGGAAGCTCAAGAGTGTTGAAGATCGCTCGCTATACCGCCACGGCCAGGTGATGAGGCTGGTTAACCTGAGAGCCTCCAAGGAGGGATTTCTAGCGCACATCACGCTGGAGACGCCGGGAGAGGCGGCGTCCGTCGTGCCGAAGGTCGACAAAAGTGTCGAAGAAGCGGACGTTGAAACCACCGCCCCGCCTGAAGGCAAAGAGTTCATGGACGGCGACGCCTTCCTCTTCGTAAAGGAAGATCACGTCTGCCTGTGCATGACCGGCATGATGGACGTCACCGTAAGGAATTTCCTGCAGGACTTCTTTATGAAGGCGAAGATCAGGCGCGACGCCGACAAGTTCGATCTCATCAAGGTCGCCGACATCTCCAAGGTGAAACTGTTGCAAAGCCAGGGCGTCAAGGAGATCGAATTGCGCGCCGCTTTGTTTGCAGCTAGTGCGCAGTACCACAAGCGGCGGGCCCATCCGCAGGGCTTCCTTGGCGCCGTGGCAAAGCAAACGATGAGCCTTCTCGGCAACGAACACGACGTCAACTTCGACGCTTTGAAGGTCATGCTGACGCTGAAGGTCGACGAGCGACGCAGGGGCTTGGTGCTCGGCGAGAAGCGAATGAAGCAACTCGGTACCGACCTGCTACGAAATCAGCAGCCCGGCGACGACTTCACCATCGTCACCAAGACTGGACAGAGAATCGGCCCTCAGGAAATTTTCATGCGATCTACTGCGCAGATCGAGGCTCTGGGAAAGTCTGTTGAGCGCACGCCGGCTTGGCGCGAGCTAGTTCGTTTCTATGAAGCCCTTCGCACCTCCGGCGCCCTCGAGGAATAAGGGCGGTGCGCATCCTATTCGCCTTTTTGGTGTTCGTCGGCGCTGGCGTCTCGGCCTTCTATGGGCAGCCGATGATGCACAATAACGCCGACGCGGTACTTGTAATCGCGACTGTCATGACGGTCTTCGCTGGGTTTTTGGTCGCCATCATCACGATCCTGGGCGACCCCGCGATGATTCCGGAGGGATCATGGCGGATCGCCGAGGGGCGGCGCAACGCAGTTGAAGCCCGCTTAATCGCACACATTTGGCTGTTCGTCTTCTATCTGATTGCCATTGCCTTCCTTTTCGTCGGTGTGATGGTTGATAAAGCGCCGGAAACTTCCGTGCCGCATGTATGGCGTGTCTGGATCGAGCGCCTCTACATTTTTTTCGCAACGGCGTCGTTTTTGTTCACGTTCGCGCTGCCTAGGGCGCTGTGGCGGTTTCAATTGGCTCGGTTAGACGCGGAGATTGAACGTCGCCGAAAGCGCGCAAATCTCCCTGAGTAGTTTCACGTGAAGCATTTTCCGGGAGACACCTGTCTCCCTGCCGGGCGTTTCTAGCACCCCGTAGCGTCGGGCCTCTCTTGCAGAGGCCCGAATGCAAGCTCATCACCGCAGCGCTCTCGCCGTCTTCGCCATCGCCCTTTGTCCGGCGGCAGCCATCGGTCACGTCATCGGTGGGCGCTGATCGTGGCCACCTGGAAGGTCACCCGCCCTTACGCCGATCCCGGCCTGCAGCGCACGGCCGAGTGGGTCGCCACCATGATGGGCGCCTGCACCGACACCGCGCGGCGGATCGGCGTCACGCCCAAGGCGCTGGTAGCGCAGGCCGCGCTCGAGACCGGCTGGGGCCGCTCGGCGATCGACCACAACCTCTTCAACATAAAGGCCGACGCCTCGTGGAAAGGTCCGTCGATCGTCGTTCCCACGCGCGAGGTGATCGACGGCCAGTCGGTGATGATCGACGCGCCGTTCCGCGTCTATGACAGCTACGAGGCCTCGATCGAGGACCACTTCGTCTTCCTGTGGGGCAACACCCGCTATGCCGCGGCCGGCGTGTTCAACCCGCCGAGCGACGCGGCGTTCTTTCAGGCCCTGAAGAACGCTGGCTACGCCACCGATCCCGACTATGTGGCGAGCTTGATCGCGGTCGAGGCGACGGTGACGAGCTTCGTCAGCACCATGGCGGTCGACGCCGGCGCGCTGCCGGCGGTGACACCGCCGCCGCAGCTCGACGCACCGGACCTGCCGAACGCTTTCCACATCCTGATGGTCGGCTGCCACGGCGACGACGTGAAGGTCCTGCAGGCCAAGCTCGGCTTCGGCGGCGCCGACATCGACGGTTGGTTCGGCAACCAGACTTACTTCGGCGTGCGTGCCTGGCAGCGCGCCCATCCCCCTCTCGCCGTCGACGGCGTGGTCGGCCGCCTCACCGCGGCCGCCCTTGGCATGACTTCGGCCTGAGTCCCCTCGAAAGGTACTGCCATGACCCAAGCCCTTTTCTGGCGTAGGCGGGCGCTTCATGCCCGAGCGTCCGCGTTGTTCTGTCTCGCGTTGCTGCTGTGCCTGATAGCACGGCACGCTTTCGCCCAGGAGGTGGGCGGCGTCGACGTCACCACCACGCTGGTTGACCTGGCCAACATCGTGGTGCCCGGCGCCTGCATCACCGCGGTGTACTTCATCCGCAAGTGGATGGCGGAGCATACTGGCGGCCAGTCGGAGGCGCTCGACTGGGATGCCCTGAACGGCGGGCTCGAGGCGCTGGCCCACATCGCGGTCAACCAGCACCTGCTCGCCGGCAAGACGGTGACGATCGACACCAGGAGCGTGCTCGGCAACCAGCTGGTCAGCCAGGCCAACCAGCAGCTCGCGATGGAGATCAAGCGGCTTGGGCTCACCGACCAGACGGTCGCCACGCGGGCAGAGGCGGCGATCGCCAAGGTGCTGAACACGACGCCGACTGCACCGCCCTACCTGTCCGCACCGGCGCCGGCCGCCCCGGGAGCCGGCGCGTGAGCGGCGTGATGCGGCGCCGCCGCGTTCTCGCGATCGGGTCGTTGGCGGGTCTCCTGCCGCTGGCGGCCTGCGCCGGCGGCCAACTGCCGACGCCGTCGATCGGCGTGGTCGCCAACGACGTCAAGATCATCGCGACCGGCCTGCAGGGCGTGATGAACCAGCTTGGGGCACTCAGCGTGCCCGGCCTGACGCCGCAGGTGCTGAACACCTGCCAGACCTCGCTCGCCGGCCTGCAGACCTGCGCGGCGGCGATCGCCAACGCCTCGAGCGCGGTCGACGCCAAGCCGACCGTCGAGCAGGTCGAGGGCTACGTGAACGCCTTCGTGGGCGCCTTGGCCGTGCTGCCGCTGCCGGCGCCGGTCAACACGGCGCTGGTCGCGGCCACGATCCTGCTCCCGGTCATTGAGGCGGCGGTCGGGCTTGCGATTTCGAACGCGCCGCCGGCGACGATGACACCCGACCAGGCGCGCTCGGCGCTGGCCACCACGGGCAGCTGATGAATATCGAACCGGCACGCTGCTCATGTGGCGTGCCGCTAGACGCCGCCGGCTCGGGGACGCCCTCTCTCGCCGGCGGCGTCGGCCTGTTTCTGGGGAGGGCCTGTTGAGCCTCGAATTTGTCAGGGATTGGGGACCGCTGCTGTTCACGGCCTTCGGCAACCTGGTGCTGGCGTGGCTCGGCATGCGGTTCGCCGGCAAGCGCGAGGTGATCGAGGCGAAGCAGGCCGCCTTGGACGCCCACCATCGCATCGACCTGATCGAGAAGGACCTCAAGGGCGTGCCCGGCTACGACGTCACCAACGAGATCAAGGAAGAGATCGCGGGCATGCGTGAGAAGCAGGCGGCGACGATGACCGAGGTTCATCTGGCGCGCGAGCAGCTCAATCGCATCGACGAGTTCCTGCGCGGCGAGCGCGCCCGATGAACAGCTACGACGCGTTCACCCGCAAGCACCGGCGCCTGTCGATCCTGCGCGTCCTCGAGGGCGCCGCGAGCTATCGCAGCAACGAGGCGATCCTGACCCAGATGGCCAACGCCTTCGGCATCACCTCGACCCGCGACCAGGTGCGCACCGAGATCGCCTGGCTGCAGGAAGCCGGCTTCATCACCAGCGAGGACATCGCCGGCCTGATGATTGCCACCGCCACCACGCGCGGCGTCGAGATCGCCCAGGGCATCGCCAGCCATCCCGACATCGCGCGCCCGTCGCCGAAGGCCTGATCGAATGGCGCCGCCGAACAAGATCGACACGTTGCCGGAGCCGATCCGGGAGAAGGCTTATGAGCTGCTCCGCGCCGGCGCGACGGTCGACACCATCGTTGCGGCGTTGAACGACCTCGGCGCCGACGTGTCGCGCGCCGGGACCGGTCGCTGGAAGAAGCGCCAGGGGCAGCAGATGAAGGCGTTCCAGCGCCAGCAGACGTTCGCCGCGGCGATCGCCAAGGGCATCGAGGAAGATCCCAAGGGCAACCTGGTGCGGGCCCTGGTTGAGCTGGGCAACACGGCGATCATGGACCGCCTGCTCGAGCGGGGCGACGACGAGGAGAGCGAGGACGCGCGGCCGATCGACGAGAAGGCGTTGTTCCTGCTGACGTCGTCGATCAAGAACCTCGCCTCGGCCAGCAACATGAACACGGCCCGCGAACTCAAGATCCGCAAGGACGTGCTGGAGAAGGCGGCCAAGGCGGTCGACCAAGTCGCCAAGACCCGCGGGCTCACGCCGGACGCCGTCGCCGAGATCCGTTCGAAGATCCTCGGGGTCGCGGCGTGAGCAAACGGCTCGTTGGCGCTGCGGCGGCATCGGCCGCGAAGAAGGTGAAGGCGACCGTGCCGTCGAGCACGGTCGTTGTGGTCGAGAAGCCGACGCTCGGGCTGCTGTTGCCGTACCAGCAACGATGGGTCGCCGACCGCGCTCGGGTGAAGATCGCCGAGAAGGGGCGGCGCACCGGCTTCACCTTCGGCGAGGCGGCCGACAACGTGGTGACAGCCGCGGCGTCGCGCGAGGCCAAGGGCCGCAACGTCTACTACATCGGCACCACGCTCGAGATGGCGCGCGAATATATCGGCGCGTGCGGCCGCTGGGCGCTCGGGCTGCAGTACGCCGCGTCGGCGATCGGCGAGATGGTGTTCGATGACATCGACGATCAGGGCAACAGCAAGTCGATCAAGGCCTTCCGCCTCGATTTCCCGTCCGGCTTCTACATCACGGCGCTATCGTCGCGGCCGCGCTCGCTGCGCGGCATGCAGGGCGACGTGGTAATCGACGAGGCGGCGTTCCAGGACGATCTGCCCGGCTTGCTCAAGGCGGCGATGGCGCTGCTGATCTGGGGCGGCAACGTGCGCATCATCTCGACCCATAACGGCGTCGAGAACGTCTATAATGAGCTGCTGCAGGACTGCCTGGCCGGCCGCAAGAAGGTCAGCACGCACCGTTGCACCTTCGACGACGCCTGTCGCGAAGGCCTTGGCCAGCGCATCTGCGAGGTCACCGGCGAGACCTGGACGCCGCAGTGGCAGGCCGACTTCGAAAAGGAGATCCGCGACTTCTACAGTCCCAACGACGCCGAGGAGCTCGACTGCATCCCGGCGCAATCGGGCGGCGTCTACCTGCCGCTGGCGCTCCAGCTGCCATGCGAAAGCGATGAGGTGAAGGTCGTACGCCTCAGCTTCAAGGACGAGTTCCTGTCGCTGCCGCTCGCCACGCGCGACGCCGAGGTCATGGCGATGTGCGAGGCCGAGATCGGGCCGATCCTCGCGGCGCTCGACGAGGACGATCCGTCCTATTTCGGCGGCGATTTCGGCCGCTCGGCCAACCGTACGACCCTGTGGTGCGCCCAGCTGCAGCGCGACAACTTCCTCAAATCGGCCTTCGTGCTCGAGCTGTACAACTGCCCGTTCGCCCAGCACCGCACCATCTTCAAATGGATCGTCGACCGGCTGCCGAAGTTCACCGCCGGCAAGCTCGACGCCCGCGGCAACGGTGCCGAGCTCGCCGAGTTCATGCGCACCGAATATGGCGGCGAGCGCGTCGAGGAGGTGAAGGCGACGCTCGACTGGTACCGGGTCAATTGGCCGTTCGCCAAGGCGCGGCTGGAGGACAAGGCGGTCGACATCCCCAAGGACCGCGACCTCCAGGAGGATCTCCGCCAGGTCAAGGTGGTGAAGGGCGTGCCGGTCATCCCCGAGGCCAACCAGGGCAGCGACAAGGGAAAGAAGAAGCGTCATGGCGACGCCGCGATCGCCTTCCTGAACCTCACCGCGGCGGCGCGCGCCGAGCCGTTCGCAGTGGGCTACGAGACGCCGTCGACCAGCCCTCGTGACCGCTTCGAACCGCGCCCGGCCGCCGGCGCCGGCATGCGCTGGGAGGACGGCGACGAGTTCAGCGCGGCGCGGCAACACGTGACCACCTGAGGCGATCCCAAGGTACCCAAACATGGCGCTCGGCATCCGCAAGTTCTTCGGCAACGCTTTGTCCGCCCTCGGCCAGGCGATCGACCGCAAGGCGCTGACCCAGGAGGATGGCGCGCCGACCATGATGGGCGTGCGCCAGGTGCGCTCCGAGCATCCGTCTTACGGCCTGTCGCCCGAAGGGCTGGCGTCGATCCTGCGCAACAGCGAGACCACCGATCCGACGCGCTTCTTCTCGCTGTGCGCCGATATCGAGGAGCGCGAGATGCACTACCGCTCGGTGCTCTCGACCCGCAAGGGCGCGGTGACGCAGCTCGAGATCAACGTCGAGCCGGCCGACGTGCCGGGCGGCGAGCAGCATGCCGAGCTAATCCGCACGATCGTCGAGCAGCCCGGCTTCCGTCTGGTGCTGCGCGACATGCTCGATGCGCTGGGCAAGGGTATTTCCTGGACGGAGATCGTGTGGGACGTGAGCGAGGGCCAGTTCATGCCGGCCAAGCTGGCCTGGCGCGATCCGCGCTGGTTCCGCTTCGACCTCACCGATCTCACCACCGGTCTGCTGATCGACGAGGGCGGCATCCCGCAGCCGCTGAAGCCCTACAAGTGGATCGTGCACAAGCCGAAGCTCCTGTCGGGCATCCCGATCCGCAACGGCCTGACGCGCGCCGCCGCTTATGGCTGGATGTTCAAGAACTTCGCGATCAAGGACTGGCTGGTCTATCTCGAGGTCTACGGTCACCCGCTGCGCCTCGGCAAGTATCCGCAGAACGCCACCGCGGCCGAGAAGCGCGTGCTGCTGCGCGCCGTGTCGGAGCTCGGCAGCGACGCGGCGGCGATCATCCCGGAGGCGATGAACATCACCTTCGAGCAGGGCAGCAGCGGCGCCGCCGGCTCGGGCGGCTCGGTGTTCAAGGAGATGGCGGTCTATTTCGACGAGCAGGCGTCGAAGCTGGTGCTCGGCCAGACCGGCACGACCGATGCCGTTGCCGGCGGCAGCCGCGGCCTCGGCGCAGTGCAGAATACGGTGCGCGAGGACATCGAGCGCGACGATGCGCTTCAGTCTTCCGACACGTTGCGCATCGACCTGGTCAAGCCGGCGGTCGACCTGAACTTCGGGCCGCAGAAGCAGTATCCCAACATTCGCATCGGCCGGCCCGAGCAGAAGGACGTGAAGCTGATCGTCGACAGCGTGACCACGCTGGTGCCGCTCGGCCTCAAGGTCTCGCAGCAGGAGATGTACGACATCGTCGGCATCAGCAAACCGAAGGACGGCGAGCCGCTGCTCGCCGCTCCTCCGAAGCCGGCGGTCAACGCCGGCGGGACGACGGCGCCGGGAGGTCGGGCTGATGATCCCGGC